AGCTAGGAAGTCTCCAAATCTTTGGATCTGTTTTTTTTAAAGGATCTATAATCTTTTCTTCTGTCATATAAATATTTCCTCAAATTGATATTGGGAACTAGAAGGTATTAAATATAAATTTTCTTTAGCTCTTGTCATGGCTACGTAAAAAACTCTTCTTTCATCATCTCTATTTTCCCACATGTTATCATAAATTCTTTTAGATATATCAGAGAATACAACGACGTTCTGACTTTCTCCACCCTTGGCACCGTGTATCGTAGATAGTTTTACATTCGCTTTTTTATCCAAGTCGTGCCCTCTGCTTTGAATGATTCGCATGTAAATACGTTCGTATTCTGGTATCCTTTGTAGAACAATATCCCAGGGAGCGTTGAGTTCAACATTTAATCCCCAATCTTTTGATAGTACCTCATAGGAATATCTTTGATCTTCCTTTGCACCCGTTAGTTTTTTCATTCCCCTTTTAATACCTGACTTACCCGTCGGTATATACTGATAAAGATTTTTTACTTGATCATAAGAAATACTATTACCTTCTTGTAAACTCATCCAAGAACGATAAGCCAATATAGTTGATTCACTAATCGATAGAGAATTATTCTTTTCAAAAAAGATACCCTGCTGCATTAGGCTTTTAGCAACCTCATTGATATAATAATTTGTTCTTGCGAGTATGAGCCATTCACCTTTTGACAAATCTAAACCTTGAAAATTAGCAGTTCGCATTTGCCCCTCTACCTCCCTTGGTTTCCATTGTTTAGGAATTCTATCATTTATTCTCGATATTAATTTATTCGCTCTATAAAATACTTTGTTTGGTATTCTATATGATTGTTTCAAAACTTCTACATTACATTTTAAATTAATTAGTTTAGATACATCAGCCCCACTCCATCCATAGATGGCTTGATCATCATCACCGGCTAAATAAATTTTCTCTGCTTGCTTCATCATGATATTGACCATGTCCCATTCAATAGGTTTAAGATCCTGGACCTCATCAATAATAACAATTCCTAGTTTGGGAGACTGATTAATTTGATTAAACTTCATAATGATATCGGTAAAATCCATCACACCTTTTCTTTTTTTAAAAACACGATAGAGTTTATCGGCCTGTAGTAATCTATTGACGCCACCTTTTACGTGAAGCTTTGATAGATATAATTCTTTTTCAATAGTAGAATTTTTGACCCTGTATAAATCTAATAGATGAAACCCATTACTTTCTTCTCCGATCATAGAATCTTTAGACCGAACACTGTTATGTAAGTCTATACCAGACTCATTATAAAATTCTACAAAGTCAGATTGACCAATGATATCAACACTTTTTAAGTTCAGCCAATGATAAGCACAAGAGTGTAAGGTCCTAAACCATTTCAAATCTTTCTTATCAATACTAAATTTATCTACAGCTCTGTTAACAGCTTCGCTAGTAGCCTTCCTTGTAAAAGAAAAATAGCCAATCCTATCCGGCTCACGGCCCAAGGACAATTCTTTCTCTACAATATTTAAAAGTGTGGTTGTCTTCCCTGTCCCAGGGGGACCTATAATTTTGTAGACGTTATCTAAAATGGTTCGAGCTCCGTTCTTTCAATCTCATCCTGATCTATTTTATTAATTAAATTACTAAATCCTTCAGAGGGAACATACCAAACAAGAAGACCTGGCTTACCATTAAGTTTTCTTTTTGTGCTATCAGCACCCATCTCTCGTAGATAAATACCTAATTTGTTTTCATCTATCTGAGGCAATCTTTTATTTCTCATATACTCTTGAAACTGATCAAGTCTAAAGAAAACCCTACTTTCTTCTTCACTTGTGTAACAAGAACCATTAACAATATCATCCATACCTAAAGCATTACCCTGGTTAACAATAAATTTTGTAAGATAATTTTTTAATCTACCAACAGGGGACATCTCAAATTCCTTGACCTTGACTGCTTTAGAAACAATACCTAGGATGAATTGATCCCAATCACCTCTTCTCATATTAGGAGGCATCATTGCTATTTTAGCAAGGCACTGCATTCTAAATTTATTTTGTTCATACATTTCTTGTAGAGACACCACTAATTTATGTTCTCCATTAACTGTCATCTCATAAATTGTTTCAGGTCCATCACCATACTGAAATACATTATCAATATCGGATACTTCATTTGTCTCACCAATACCATATTTTCTAACTCTGCATTTTGATTTATTACAAAAGGCACACATTGGTTGATCATTACATTTATAGCCCCAATCTTTTTTCTCTACCTGTCTAATGATCTTATCTATTTGAGCAGGAGCAAGTGGTTCTTCAAAATAATTATGATGAAACTTTTGAACTTCTTCTGCAAAATTCTCTCCATATTTTTTCTTTGCAAAGACAGAATAATGAAACAACATGTTGTCTCTGCTGCCTTGTTGTACTTTTTTATTCTCATCAAGGTACGCTTCAATACAAAAAGGAGCGTCAGAAAATGGCGATTTTACTTGCTTTTTTGATGTTACGGCTAGGTTTTCAAAATCTTCTTTTGTTAAAGATTTTTTTTCTACGTCTTCTAAAAATTCATCAAGAGTCAAACCGTTACCCTCATCACTAAGAGCAAAGCGATCACTGTAATTTAATCCATTGTGATAAGGTAGATTAAGAAAGTTTCCTGTAGCTTCTTTACCAAGGTTAGGTTGTTTTGGAAAAGTTTCACATCCACCATAACCTAATCGAGAAGCAAGATCTTTAATTTTGTTGTGAGCTAATTCGGAAGGAATAGGTTCTTTAAAAAATAAAAATAAATGTGCTCCCCCACTTTTAGAAACAGCAGTTATAAAAGGTAATTTTTTTTCTTTTAATGTCTTAACAATATTTGCATGATCAATAGGGTATTCATCAACATCAATGGCAACCCAACGACATTCATTTTTTTCATTGATAGGAATAATACCAAGGCTAGGCCACTCACCAGCTAAATGATTTTCCCATAGAATATCTTCTACAGGTTTCTTATTTATCCAGGCATCCCCTTCTCGCTTACCATTTTCCTTGACCTTTCCATTGGGTTGGAACACACCATGAGCACGTTCCAACCCTGAAAAGATCTCTTTGAATTGAGAGACCCTTTGGTTCATTAAAAGGGAATATCCTCAGAACTATTTGAACTATCCGCTTCGTCATCATACTTAGGTTTAACAATACCTTTTCTGACTGACTCGTTGAAGTTTGCAGCCATATCAAATGTTCCTTCGTTGTCGAGGAAATCCTCTTTGTTAACAACCCAACCATACCAAGTACCTTTGTCGTTAGATTGCTTGATTGTTTTTAGATTGTAAACACGATACCAGGAAGGAGCCAAGAAAAGCTTTTTTGTTTTCGGATTTTGAATAAACTCATTCTTCAAACTATAAGCCCAACTTCTCGCAGCTTTTAACTGCGTTGCTTTCATTGATATGATTGCAGGTTCTGGAGCTACTCCTCCATTTAAAAGAAGTACATAAAAGTTTGCACATTCTTCTAAATAGTTACCAGTCTCAAGACGGAATTTTCCGTCATCTCCACGCACTGCGTTGGCTGGCTTATCTACCGCTGAGTAGATATTAACAGGAGCAGAAGAACCTTTCCCTCTGTCTTGCCATTCCAACCATACTTTTTCATACCCACAGACAACAACGTTAATACCGTTCTGTCCAGAGTATGCTTTTTTACTCACTGAATTGAGAATCATTCCGGCTTTTGCACCTTCAATTTCTTCTAACTCAGGAGACATTTGTGCCAAGACTTTTAATCTTGGTGTTGCGATATCATCAGTAGTGATGGTATCAAGTCCTGTACCTGCAAACTGTTCGAGACTATCGAAGTTCATAGCAGGTAGCTTTTCGGTCTTTGTGGTGACCGCACCATTTGCTTTTGCGTTTGTCATTTTTTATTTTTCCTTGTTTATTTTTTTCGTTCGATCTTCACTTTTTTAAAAGTGTAAACTCCAAACTTTTCTTGATCAACAGATGTCATCGAACCCTTGGCAATCTGTTCTTCTACTAATTTGGAGAGTGTATTCCAGGGCACTGCCTTTTTATTACTCGGATACAGACCTCTGTCTTGTAACTCTGTAATTAAATTGAGAGCGTCGGAATCTTGACCACGACCAAAGGTCAACTTTACTTCGTTCTTAATAACATCATCTAAGCCCAATTCTTGTAGCTTAGAAAAACAATAGTCTTCGTTTTCCATTGTGATGTTTGCACGTAGTTGATCTTTGACGGAAACTTTTGAACCATCAATTAATGTTAAAGATTTAACACCAGCGGTTTCAACCATTGAAGGAATAACTTCATTCTCTAATTGAAATTCTCTTTCCTTTAATTTTTTAACTTCTGCTTCTTTGTCAGCAATACTTTGACGAACATTACTTAATTCGTTACATGCCTCACCAACATCTTTTACATCTGAGCTATCTAAATCATCAATTTTAGATTGCTCTAATGCTTTATCTAATAGACCCATTTTATTCTCCTTATTTTAATTCTATTGTTATAGGAATATATATAGCACTTTCCCTATCCCATTTCAAGACCTTAAAATTATTATTTGTAACTTTGGCAGCAACCGCACAAACAATGCCTATTAACACTGGATCACCCATCAATAATAAATAATCTTTTGATGTCATGTCTTTGAGTTTCTTTTCAACAGTAAAAATAAAAGGCAAAGAGTTTACTTGTATTTGCCAAGGGTTATCGAAAAGAATGTAGGGAGTACCAAATCTTTCACAATCAGATATATCACGATAACCACCATTAGGTAATTTCGTATTTGTAGTCACATATACTTTATTCATTTTCTAAAATCTTTTTTATACTTAAACCTATCACATAAGGTATCTGAGGTACAACAGAATTGCCTAAGCATTTGAGACGGTCCACCCTGTTGGGTACCCCATGAGCCACTCGACCCACGTCGGGTTCAACTGACCACCAGGTGCTGACTCCTGATACGCTACTTCCGTTTCCAAATATTTCTTGTGACGAAGCTTTGCCATGTTCTCTGTTAATCTCATGTTCATCCCTATTGCTGCCCTCGGAGTCGGCCATAACTTGACTTTGTCTGCTAGGTTCAGAGAATGACTGTTCTTGCCATCCTTCGTTAATCTTCTCCCTGTCTGAGTTAGTTTCATGTTGGGATGTTCTATCTCTTGTGTCGTTGGAGTAGGCCACATCTTTGGAGTCCAATCTTTCATTCGTGGAGGGGTG